GCGATCCGCGTGAAGGGCGACCCGGAGCGTTACCGGGCGCTGGAGCTGATCGAGAGCGCCGCCCCAACGCTACTCTTTGCGCCTACCACGTACGGAGACGAGCCGCCCATCGGCAGCTCGGTTACTTGGGGCGGCGAAGTCTTCGTCGTGCGCGACTCGCTGCCACTGGAGCCCGACGGGACCGCGATCCTCTCACGGGTCGTCGTGTCCAAGTGAGGCCGCGAATCCTGGACCTGGTCAGCCAGCACGGCGGCGTAGAGCGCGTCCACACACACCCCGTGACGGCGTTCAACCGGCGCACCGGCGCATATGACACGAGGGGCTGGGTCAACACCATCGTCTGCCGAGACGGGTGGAAGCGACGGCTCACGAAGCGCGAGGAAGTGGCGCTCGCGAGGGAGCGCGCCGAATGAGCTTCACGGGCGACCTGCAAGCCTTCCAGCGCCTCTTTGAGCAGCGCGAGCGCGACAACTTCGTGGACTGCGCGACCGAGGTGCAGCGGTCGATGACCGAGGGGTCTGAGATTACCGGTGCCCCAGGACAGCCGGTCGACGAGGGCTTCTTGATCGGGTCGTGGATCCCAGAGTTCCTTTCGGATCGCGTGTGGCAGACCACCACGAACGCGGAATACGCCCCGGGCATCGAGGACGGCGTCGGCCCGCACGGCGCGATCACGCTGCGCTCCGCTGTCGGCGGGTTCCACTCGCGGAAGCTCACGATCGCCGGCTGGTTCCGCATCGTGGAGGTGGTCGGTGCCCGCCACGGGTTCACCCTCCGGCACTCGCTGGACACGCGGAGGCGTCCGTAAATGGTGGACATCACCAGCGCTCAGTTGGCTCTCCGCGCACGCGCTCTGACGCTCTCCGTTTGCACGACCGGGAGCACGTCGCTGGCCCGGACCACAACCGGCTATACCCGCGCCGCGGGCTCGTTCGTCACCGATGGCTTCGCGGTGGGGATGGAGCTGTTAGAGGCCGGCTTCCCGACGAACGCCTACCGGGTGGTCACGAACGTCGCGGCGGGCACGCTCACTGTAGCGGGAACGCTGACAGCCTCGGGTGCCGCGGGTTCGCGCTCGCTCACCGTGGGGCTCCCCGAGGGGCGCGCGTGGGATAACGCCGTGTTCACGCCCATCGCGGGCCGCCCGTATCTGGAGGAGGACATGGTCCCCGCGACTTCCTCGCTCGTGACCTTCCGCTCGCAAGGCTCGGGCAGCGTCGAGGAAACCGGTCTCTACCTGTTCCGCTGGTATGGGCTGCCGGGCACCGGCCTTTCGGCTCTCAGGAAGTCAGTCGGCGCGCTCAAGGCGCTCTTCGCACCCGGGCAGGGCTTCACGCTCTCGGACGGCTCTGTCGTGCGTGTGCGGGTCGATATCGGGCCGTACGCCGGAAAGATCATCCCCCTGGAAGGCGGGGGCTGGAGCGTCTGCACCCTCACCATACCGTGGTCCGCCAGGTCAACCAACGTGATCGCTGCATGAACGCCCGCACTCAACAGGAGCACTAGATCATGGCCGTCGCGAACCTCAGTGACATGTACGTCGCCCTGAAGGCCCAGAGCGGGCTGGGCTCCGAGGCCACGGGCACCGGCGCCTCCGGTATCGAGGTGGCCGCCTCGCAGGGCATCGCCGCTCAGGTCGCGACGATCGAGTCCGCGATGATCCAGCGGTCCCGGATGCGGAAGCGCCCGCGCCACGGCACCAAGTCGATCACGGCCGGCTACGAGACCGAGCTCCAGGTCGGGAATCTGGACACAGTGCTGGAGGGTGGGCTCGGCGGGACGTGGGTGGCCGCGCAAGCGTTCGACGAGACCGATTGGGGCGCGCTCACGATCACCGGGACCGGCGTGACGCTCACTTTCGCGGGCGGCACGATCGTGACGGACGGGATCCGCGCGGGCATGATGGGGCGGCTCACGAACATGAGCGAGGCCGGCAACAACTCGAAGTGGTTCCCGATTCTGGTAGCCGCGGAGGGCGTGCTCACGATCCCGTCGGGAATCCTCGAGGACAACGCCGAGGATGCCGCGTGGGACATCGAGATCGCCAAGTCGATCTACACGGCCACCCCGTACACCGACCGCTACTTCACGGTCGAGGAGTACCTGGGCACCGCCGTCGACCGCTCGAAGGTCGCGACCGACATGCGGATCAACTCGCTCAACTTCTCCAGCCAGCCGGGCAGCCCGATCGGCCTCGGCTTCGGCATGGGCGGGCGGGCGCTGGAGCTCAAGGCGACCGGCTCCTCCCCTCACTTCACCGACCCCGCGTTCGTGGACGCCGCTTCGCTGGTGCTCGTGGACGGTGAGGTGTACGTGAACGGCGCGTCGGTCGGAGGCAAGGTCACGGGCCTCACCTGGGGGCTCGCGGCGCCGCTCACCAACCTCGAATCCATCGGCTCTCTCACGCCGGTGGACGTCATCCTCGGGCAGTTCGCGTTCACGGGGCAGGCGACGGTGTGGCTGGAGGACGGTACGTACTTCGACGACTTCGACGCCGAGACGCGCATCAGCCTCATGCTGCACTGCGCGGAGCAGGGCGGCGTCACCGAGGACTTCGTCTCGTTCTACCTCGGCAACCTGAGCTACGGCGGGTGGTCGACTCCGGTCGGCGGCGAGGGCGGCGCTCTCCAGACGATCCCACTCTACGGGGGCGAGGACGAGCGCGGGACCGGTTACGCGCCGTCAACTGTCGTCGTCTCCACCACCGCAGCGTAAGGAGCCCCCCCCATGTACATAGGGCAGACGGTGACGCTGGTCACGCACGGACACGAGAAGGCGGTCACGGTGCAGTCCATCACGGGACCGGGTCCTTCGGGATTCAAGATCCTGAAGCTGGACGGCAAGAACGTGCCGCACGAGAAGGACAAGGAGACTGGCTCGCCGTTCTGGCGCGAAGGGGCGCCGGGCGAGGCCAAGGCCGCCGCAGCCGAGGCGGAAGCGCAGGCCGAGGCCGAGGTGGAGGCGTCACCCAAGCCGGCGCCCAAGCGAGCCAGAACCACGAAGAAGTAGGACCCCGTGGCGCGAGCACGCCGCACTGCGGGAGCAGGGCAGGACGCGGGTCGGACCGCCGCCGTGCCTGCCGTCGTTCCGGGATATGGACCGGGCTCGGGCGTGCAACGGCGGCAGGCAGGCAACCCTACGACGGAGGAGGAAACGATGGGCACGCCATCGCTGGACCTCGGCTCTCTCACGAGCGTCGCGGAGCAGGAAGAAGAAGGCCACTGGGTGGAGATTGACCACCCGTCAGGCGGGCCGCTCTGCATGGGCAAGCAGGACCAGCCGCTCCGCATCAAGGTCGTCGGCAGCTACTCCAAGACCTACCGCACGAACGCGAAGCGCCAGCACCAGGAGCTGCTTCAGAAGCGCGGCAAGTTCTCCGAGTCCGACAAGGAGCGCAGGGACCTGGACACGCTCGTCGTCTGCACGAAGGCGTGGGAGCACGCCTACGACGACAAGGGCAAGGCCATCCCGTTCAACGCCGACAACGTGCGGATCCTGTACGCGCAGGCGCCGTTCATCTTCGACCAGGTGGACAGCGCGATCGTGGACCACGCCGCTTTTTTTCCGAGCTCCTCGCCGACGCCGTAGCGCACGTCGAGCACGAGGCGCGGCTCTCGAAGCCGGTAGCGACGGGCGGGACGGTCAGGTCCAACGCCGAGAGCGGGGCGGCGATGGGCAGCCGGAAAGCGGCCGATACGCTGAACGGCCCCGAGTGCCCGGAGGCGATGGAGTACTTGGTGGCGCTGGCGTACCGGCTGGTCGGACGGGACGGTGACGGGCGGCTGAGTCATCGGGAGATCAAGGCTTGGTCGGAGCTGTACGACATGCCGCTGGAGGTCTACGAAGTTGACGCGCTAATCGCACTTAACGACGCGATACGCCACACTGACGAGCAAGGCAAGGAGGGCGGCTCATGAAGAGGTATACCGCGTACAAGGTGACCAACATCGTCACCGGCCTGGCGTACGTCGGTATCACCTGCCGCCCCGTGAGCACCCGGTGGAACCAGCACCTCAGTAACGCGCGCCACGGTCGCGGCTTTCTCCTCCATGACGCCATCCAACAGCACGGCCCCGACAGCTTCGTGGTGGAGGAGTTGGCGGTCACGGTCTCGCCCGCGGACCGCTGGGAGTTGGAGCGCGCCCTCATCGCACAATGCGGGACCTACGAGAACGGCTACAACCAACTGCCCGGGGTCCCGCGCAACGTGGACGATCCCGGCGTGCCCGTTTGCTTCACCCCTGACCGTGGCCCGATGCCGATAGAGCAGCGTCGGAAGATCGGGCGGGCCATCCGTGGTAGGCGTGACACCCCGGAAACCCGCGCCAAGAAGTCCGCCGCACAGCGCGGCAACCGTAAGTCCGCCGGCTTCCAGTATCCTCCGCGGGTTTGTACGGAAAGATCGTTGTCGCTTGGCGGGCCTGGCCGGGTGCGGTACGCGGGCGTTCAGTACTCGTCTCCCGCTGCGGCAGCGCGCGCCGCTGGCGTCACGCAGCCCACCTTCTGCCGGTGGGTCGCGCGGTTCGGCAAGAACGTGCCAGAGCTGTCGGAGGCGGAAAGGTACGCTATCCGATACCGCATAGGCCGTGGTGGCGCTAAGCCGTGAACGCCACCCTAGGTCTTGTCATTGACGACACCGGCGCACTCAGGGCCACCGAGGCGCTCAAGGAGCTCACGGCGGCGGGCGCGGAAGCCGAGCGGGCGACTACAAGCCTGGCGACCGCTTCCCGTCGTCAATCGGCCACCCTCGAACAGCAGAACCGGCAGGCCGCGTCCGCGCACGCCGCGTTCCTGCGAAACCGCGCCGCTCGGGAGCAGCGCGACGCCCAAGAGCGCGCCGCCAAGGCGTCCGTACACGGTAGGGAGCAGGCACAGGCTCAACTCCGTGCGATGGAGAACGAGTACCGTCTCTCGATGGCCCGTATCAAGGACGGGCAGGCGCGTGGGTTCATCACGCCCGCAGAGGCCGCCAGGGCTGGTCAGGAAGCCGCGAGGGAGTACAACCGCGCCGTCGTCTCGACCATTGACCGGGGCGCCACCTCGGGAGCCTTCCGCGGCACGGACGGGCAGGCGTCGTACACGAAGCTCGCGGGCTCCCTCAAGAACGTGGAGCAGAGCGGCATACGTGCGGGCGTCGGGGTCGGGCGGCTGAACGAGTCGATGGTCAGCCTCGTGCGCCAGG